TTAGCAACTGCCCATTTTGGGTGACGGACCATAATAAAATTATTGCCCCCGACACACACAGGGTGGGTTTGACAAAACTCGACCTCCTCAAATTGGTAACAGGGGTCTTCGACCGCCATATTAAACCCCATTCGAAGAAACCAGCCATCAAGCCCATCCATAAACTTGGCTTGGTCTCGTTGCTCCATGAACACCACACAATCATCACCATTATTGGCCAACTGCAAATTAACACCACGATCAAGGGCGTAAGCGCGAATCATGCAGCAGACCAGGATGCAATTCCCGAGACTGGTGTTCATGTCCCCACTCATTCTAACCCCGTTTGTGGTGTATCTCAACTTGCCGTCTGCCGTGTACCCACGGCAAACATTGCGTAGTTGCATACGCAGCAAGTAACTGAGACGGTCCCGATGCCTCCTGCGAGGAAAGCAACGATTATACACATCGTGCTCAAAACACAGAGCGTCGACAGAAACATGTTGATCGAATCGACTAGCATCGAGACCAATTGCAACCGGCCTACCAAACTTCTCCCATTTTTCCCGAAGGACAGTCCCACTCCTCTGTGAGTTCATCCCCTTAATCACAGTTGGATGCCCAAACATCTTCCCAATAGCACGGAAGACCCTCTCCTCGAGTGGACGCAAAAATCGCCCTACCTCTACATTGTACCTGGGTGATCTTGGGCTAATCACCCTAGGAACTGGATCTGTCTTACGAGTCTTATCTGTCTTCTCGTATTTGACAAAGACCTTGACCTCAGCATCCTTCGGGGAAAAATCCTTCCTCAAGAGATCCTCCGAAGCAGCTGCATAGATTTTCCTCTTCCGGCCCCGGAAGGAGTCAACAAACTCCCTTCTACTCAACGGGGCGGTCCGAGGCAAAAACTTGCTAAGCTGTCCCAACACAGATGACATAACTGTGCTGAAATGCTGACCCACGGGTCTAGGGGGTTCCACGAACACGCCACTTCGATCTTTTACATAAAAGACGCGTTCT